AAGAATCATATCCCCACCGTCATCAGTACTTTCATATCCGATGGTTGTTCTTATTTCGTTAGTTGAATTAACGCCTATGCTTTTCTGGGCCTTGGCCGTTTCGATCATTCTCAATTTTAATGGCTCAATGTCATTTTCGTTAAATCTGAATTCGACATTTTCCATGTTTTTATATCTGGGCAGTAGAAAACGGGTAAATTCGCTGTAAAGTCTTGTGGTCAAAGGCAGAATAGCCCCATCAAACAGGTGCAGCATAGCCGTCTGGAGGTTATTGAGCGTCATTGACTGAGACACTAGCAAAGCTAGGGGTATGCGGTAATTCGTGCTGACACGCTCAAGCATGGCCACTTGAAGGGCTTTAAACTCCATATCCCTGTTACTCATCTGAATGGCCTTTACATCCATGCCGTCCAAAATCGGTGTTCCTCCGGCGTTTTCAGATCCTGAATACTTTTGGGCCTCCTCCTGCATTCTCGACCATTGTTTGTCTGTTAATTCTTCTCCACGATTATTCACCCAGGCCATGGAAAGTCTTGTACCGCGCTTTAACAGGGATAAATTATTGATATTTCCCGAAGCGTACTGTTGAAGTTCTTTCCAGATACTTCGCGCCGGACTCTGACCCCTGAAGTTGGAAGCGTTCCGCATGGGATTAAATGTCCTCATGTGCCACAACTCTTTGTCCATTTCTTTATTGAAAAACCTTACTCCTAATTTAGGGTCTTCAGTGGCATTAAAAACAACTCGCTGCCCATGGGAGGTATTAACGCTCATTTTGTCCGGAACGTGCATTATCCCAAATTTACTCGAGGTCGATCCAAATTCAACAGATTGAGGAGGAACTACGGCCAATTCCAAAGGTGGATTTTCAACCCGCCCTGTAGCCAGTAAAAAATTATCTCCCGTAATGTCATAAAAGGAGCTGTTCTGTTCAAGGAATTCACATTGCGAAACATCGGCATTGGGATGTCTTAATAATTCAATCGGCTCACCTCCGTCAATAAATTCCTTTTTCTCCCTGTCCCAAAGCCTTGGTTGAATGCCTGAAAACCCGTCTGAGCGCATCTTCACGGCATTGTTCATGGGCATGACGTTACTGTACAGTTTAATGGCTGCAAAGGCTGACAGATCACCATGGCCGTTATTCAGGAGGAATTCAGGGAACGAGTCGCCTGATGAAAAAAATTGATTGATGGAACTCTTGGTCTCGACATCCTTGGTAAATCTTTTGCTGATCACAGGGGGTACTATGTCGATCCAACGCATTGCATTATCCTGAAAGGTGTTTGAATTTTAGGAGTTTACAACCATAACACGTACTTTTCTACCCACCTTCGACCAGATGGGCTCAGTGGCATAGCGTGCAGAGTCCGGAGAATGGTTATCCGCATCAATGGGTTCGGGCAGAATATCACCGGTTAATTTGTGGGTTTTGTAGCTGTAAAAAGTGAAATCATCGATAGTATGCTTGCATCTGGAGTGGATTTTAATGGCGTAGGACTGTAAAAATACTATCCCATCCTCGACACTTCCCTCGCCTTTCTTGGCCTTGACGATTTTAAATCCCTGGCGCTTAACGTAGCTTATTGTCTCAGGTCTGGCGCTATCTGCCCTTATAGTGAATCTCCGACTTTCAGGGACTGTATCGAATAATTCCGGCAAGTCATCTATCTCAATCCCTATTCCCCACGCCTCCTGGTCTATGTAGATTATTCTGTTGGGCTCATCGATCAGCATTCTGATTAGGACGGTAGGGTCATTGGCAAATCCCCAATCGGCGCCAAAGAGGAATTCAGGGTTTTTGGGATAATCTATATCCTCGACCACTTCCCAGTTATTGAATATTCTGGCCTCGTTGTGAACTACGCATTCACCCTCCCATACGTGTAAATATCGATCGAAGTCCATTTTTTTATCATGGGCCATATCCTTTTTAGATTCATCTGACAGCCACGGATTATCCCAGTAGTTTATTTTGACTACATGAATCCTGTCATCTTCATAGAATCCGTTTTTCTTTATTTCATCCAGATAGGGAGCAACATATCTGGCAAAAGTGGGGGTCTGTAGCGAGTTTGGGATTAAAACTTATCCAGATTTCTGATCCTGACTTTCGAATGGTAGGTATCAGTGTTGACCAACTATCCTCGGAAACATTACGGGCTTCTTCTATCCATACGATATCGATAGCTTCTGCCGATGTAATGCTATCTACGTTATGTTTAAGACCTGCAAACATAAATTCTGTACCATTCTCATGATAAATAGCCTTTTTCTGAACATCATAATAATCACTAAGGCCCATTCGGCGAACGGTATCACCCAGTAATTTGATAACCGATTGATCGATAGACTTCTGGATTTCCCGTGCACAGAGGATACGGGTAGGCTTTTCGTGACCTATTGTTATGAGATTTGAGGCAATTCCCCAGGACTTGGTACTGGAGCGACCACCGTAGGCCACTTTATATCGATGATGATCCCACAGGAATTCAAGAGGAGCTGCAGTCTCTACTTCTATGATGTCGATTGTCCAGCCTCATTAATTAGCAATTTTAAACTACGATCTTTGGGCTTGGGTGTTACTTCGTCTTTCCGAAGAAAATCAAGATATTTGGTATTTGGATTCCAGTTGAATATCGAACCTTTTTCTTCCTTCATTTTAAAGCGACCAGTCATATTTGTTACTGACCCCCCGCAATCAGGGCAAATATTTCTTGGTGGTGGTATAAACCTGGTTAGTGCATACATTGGATATGCCCACCATCCGCACTCTTTATCCAGACAGCACAAATTATTTACATAACAGCCAATCTTAATATCGTGGTATTTCATAGTCCTTTACTCTCCATAAGTGCTGCCACTACACCCCGCATACTCAAGGGAGGGAATACGCAGCAGAAATGTTGATGCAGTGACAGCATAATCGTTTAATCTGATAAGTTCTGGTGATTATCCTGTGACCACTTTTACGGTAATCTTTCCAGTAATTGTAATCAAAGTATTCAGGTTCTTTACCAATTCCCCGGGTAGAAAGTGGCTTTGGATTATATTCAGTCATATCAATACCAAATCTGGAATCCGCTAATGGGGAGGTGATACCATTCTCTGTGCATGGGAACAAGTACATCTATGCAATGCTTCTTCGTTATCCAGGGTATTGCATTAGTTGAAATAGAGGTGATATCGTGCCATTCGACTACAAATAGTCTTAAATTTTTAACTCTAAAGCAGCACGGCAACCAGGGTAACAGTCTTCGATACCATACGGGTGGATGCGCTTCTATGAACTCTTCAAGTAGCTTGTATTCGTACTCTTCACTCATATCACACTCCCTCCCGCCCCTTAGATTCAATCTGGGATTTATACTGAGATGGATACATTAAATAATGATAATATCCAGCCAACTCTGCGTAAACGTCTCTTTCTTTATCTGCCGTTTTTTCTGTTAACTGCATTTGTTCGTGATTCAGGATTTGAAATAAGGACAGCTCTCGAATTAATATGGGCAAAGAAAACCGAAGCGCGCATTAAGGCGCCAGACAGGCATATCGACGAGCGTATTGCTGATGCAGAGGATGAGCTTGTTAAGCTGCACTGTGAGAAGCAGGGGAAGGAAGTTTACGTCACAGTAACAGTGAGCGAGGAGCTGCAATGAAAAGGATCGAACCAAGACCTTTAACCAGACTTGAGTTAAAGGCTGTGACTTCCGAACCTGTACCTTTATTGTGGTTAAGGGTTGCACTGGTTATGTTTGTTTTCATATTGATTATTGTTTTGATTGGGGAGTGGATGGTATGACTGCTCAACAATTTAAAGCGTTGCTGGACTACATTGATGAACGCGTGGAACTTCAATCCAACAGAGATACTTTAGCTTCTGCGTATTTTCACCAGCAATGCAAACATCTTAAAATATACGCGATTCAGGAAGCTGAAAGAAAAGATAAGGGTGAGGTAATATGAAATGTGAAGAGTGGCTGGATACACAGGTTAAATCCCCAGACAACATAGACGTCTGGAAAGCCTCGCGTGAGAACATGACTACAAAGGAAACAGTAAATCTACTCCTCGGTAAGTTAACACAACAAATGCAGTT